AGTGACATCTGATGCATTGTATAATTTTTTAAAATTGTCTCCACCTTTATCTAATGAGTTTGAAGTCGAGCCCATCATACATTTACCAACTATTCTACTACCTAATCGTAAACATGTTTTTGTTACTCGCCAGTTATTTAATATGTTATCAGGTCTTTCCCATTTACCACTTTCATCATGCACTAGTAAGTTTAACTTTTCACCGTCATAACTATTATCACCTGTGTTTTTCCAGTCAATAGTTGTATCTAAACCTTCTAAGTGTTCAACTTTTTCGTTAGCTGTTATCTTTTTTCTTGTAAACTTACTAGCTGGTACTCTATATGCAAGCTCTGACTTTGGCCTGTCCATACCATCTTGTATTGGTTTAAAGAAAAACGGGTAGTTAATACTAATTGGTACGACTTTGTCCGTAAACATTTTTTTAGCATCAGCACCAGTTTTTGATAGTATACCAAACCTACTATCACTTGCTAGAGTAGCTAAATTAACTGTTTCAGCAGATGACATAAAGCTAAAACCACTACGACGATTTTTAAGATAACACATACCGTAACATCGTTTATCTGCTTTACAAGCTTCCCAAAATATATAAAATAATCTATTAGCTTCTCTAAAGTCTGGTGCACCTACATCTATTTTACTCCATTGTAAATACATGTAGTGCGTACCTGTTATGTATGTTGGTTTATTATTGTTCATAAACCAAAAGCCTTCGTCTCTACGTTTAAACTCTTCGTCTATATAATCAAACCATTTATCTTTTTGTTCTTCTGGATATGCTCTCCAGTCAAATATATTTTTAAGACGCTTTAGTTCTTTTGGTTGTTCTTGCTTTACCCATTTGTTTGAGCTTCGCAACTGCAAGTTGGATGGCAACACTGGCAAAGCGATGCGCAAATTTTGTATCTCAAGTATTTCACCGATCCTACCAGTTTTTGATATAACGATAATATCGTGTTCTTTATTGTATCCATATTTCCATTTTTTAGATTTGTTAAGTCTACTAATTGTAGTTTTTTTTACAGGCTCTATAACCTTAACTAAACTTTGCTCGTACATTACTTAGATCTACCTTCTGCGAATCCTTTAAAGACTTTTTCCTTTCTCTCTTCAGGTGCTTTGCCTTCAAGCAAGTTTTCTTCTTCTTGTATTCTGTTAAGTATTTCAAACGCGTCAAATATAGCTAGTTTTTTAGTAGCCGCAGCATTTTTTAGTCTATCAGCAGAAACATCATCTTCTGTATTAGTAATAATTTTTTCTCTAGCTACATTGATAAGTTCTTCAACTGCCCTGTGCCCAGCTTGGATTATAAGTTTTTTCGTTTCCTTGATATTCATATTTAATTGTAATAAATTTAGATAAAACTCTATATAATTTTTGTCCGTCTATTACGAACTCATATTCACTATTAGGTGTAAAGCCAACTAAATCACCTTTGTTAAAGCCTTTATCAGCATATTCTATAATACCCATTAACGGTTGTTCTTGATCAATATCAAGCTTGTTAAAGTTTTTTATAGGTTTTACCCAGCAAAAACCAGGTATTGTTTTCCACTGCCAAAATGTTTTGTATAAAAATATTTGATCTTGTGATATTATATAAGTATCTTCTTTAAAATAACTTCTACTATTTTTTTCTTCGCCGCGTTGATTATGCCACCTGCGAAAAACATTATGATGCACTATAATATCATCACCTACTTCAATATTTGTATTACCAATAATAGGTGTAGATATAACTGTTGCTTGTCTATTTATATATTGATGATTAAATATTTCTGTGTTTAGTATTAAATCTTTATCACCAACTTTTTTGCTATTATTATATCTACTGCCTTTTGGTTTTACAACGTAGTTGTAAACACTTCTCATTAATACTCTAGATTATATTCTACAGATACAGCCATATTTTTATTAAAGTCTTTCCAAGGTAATACATCTTTGTTTTTTCTAATATAAATAGAATACTTATCTTCTTCTTCTAATATATCACAAATAGTATGACCACCGTAAACTTCTTGTCCAACAGCATAATGCATGGCGTCGTTCTTATAGTCTTTACCTATACTAATCTTTCTTATCAGTTTTGCCATTTTCTTCTGCTTTTGTTTCAGGATAATTTATAGTACCGTCTTGTATACTAATATTATCAGTACCATAATCATTTCTTAACTGTACTCTTAATTGTTCTATCCTTTGTTGAACTGATTCCATAGCTTTCATTAAAGCATGTTTTCTAACTTCTATTGTACCAACTTCTGCTGTTAACTGATCTACAGTTCTAACTGAAGCTTGTAGTGTAGCTAGTTCTTGTTCTTTAATTTTTTCAGGTTTTACGCCTTTTAATTCTTTAATTTTTTTACTTGTGTTTTTTGCCATTTTATTTAATTTAATTATTATTATTTATTTTAACCTCCGCCTCCACTTATTGCTGTAAACGTTCCTCCTGTTATTGTTAAGTCATTACGATTTATTAATTCTATACCAGAATCGTTTAAAGGGCAATAAAAAACTAAATCATCAACACTTGAAGCAGTTCTTATGTCAAAGAAATTACCACTATTATATAGCTCAGCGACTTGAGTTCCATTAAGCTCTGCGTTAAATATCGCTAAATCTCTAATGCCATATTGATGAAAATTACCAGCGTGACTAAACTTACCAATTTCAATAACATCGTAAGTACTTTCGTCAGTAGTTAAAGAGTTATCTCCACCTTCACTTATAGTAAGAGCGCTACCGTTCCAATATATTTTCCAATCAGCTGTACCTGTACCTCTAGTCCAAACAAGATTTACAAAACCATCGCTAGTTACGTTTCCTGCATTATCAGCATCCCACATGTTAGCATCAGTTTGTGCAGTACCACATCCAGTTATACTAGTGTTACTACCATTTAATTGGGCAAAATCTACTTGTTTTCTATTACCACCAGTAGCAGATCTAGCTTCAGCAGTAAGTCTATTTGTAAAAGCATTACTACCTAGCTCTAAAGAGTGATATAATCTAATACCTTCGTGAACGTTAGTATCATCACCTAATACAAAAAGACCTATAAAGTTTGCACCACTTGGATCAAATGTCCAAGTAGGTTTTACCCACATAGAAATAGTTATATTATTTTGTATATCATCTGTAGTATCAGCACTACCAGAAAGCTGTTCACGTATAGTAGAAGTAAGACTTAACGATCCAAAATCATCACTACCGTCTAAATTTAAAAAACCTTCTTTACCTGGCCAGTCTGATCCTTCTATATAATCATTACCAGCTAATTTATAAAATCCTACGCCTAAACCTAACATTATATACCTATGTAAGCTATAAAAGTACCTGAAGCCGGATTAATACTTGTCCACCTTCCGTAAACAGTAAGTCCTTTTGGAAAAGTATTGCTAACATCAACTACAACACCTCCAGAACCAAGTGTAGCTGTTGACGAAGATTCGTCATGAGCTGCGTCATTAGCAGTTCCATCTGTATCTCTAGCAAATACAGTACCTATATATTCTAAACCATTACCACTATCATTATCCGCTACTAAACCAGCTGATGTGTCAAAAGTTACATCTGTTAACATTGTTATAGCTACAAATACTTTTCCAGTTGGAGGAGCCATAGCAGCAGTGCCATCATTAAACGCACTACCTAATTGTCCAAAGCCGTACGCTACTTCTGTTGAATTTTGTCCCATTATTTTTTTACTTTTTCTAGTGATCTACCGCCAAAATAAGCACCAATCACTGTTATTAATACTAATTGTAATAAGTCTGTCCATTTGTCTTGTACTTGAAACGTAATAACACCAGCATCAATAAATATTAATAATACTGTTGCTACTACTAAAAACACTAAAACTAATGGTCTTATATTTTTACTTAACCATGAATCACTGTTCATGTCTAACTTCCATCTCTCTGTTACTTGCTTTTGCATCTCAGCTTCGTAACCCATAAT